ATTTGTATGATGCGACCTGCCCAACGACCGGTGCGATTAGCACCATAAAACTGGAACATACCTCTTGCCCGTCCATCGGCACAGACAGCGGTCTGCATCGCCTGATACTTCTTGACGGAGGACTTGGCTAACTGCTGCCGAAGGGTCAGCACGGTCTGCATTTCCGGAGGGGCAGTTTTAATCATCTCCGCCACAGCCTTCTTGCCTAAGGTGTCCGTTTCCACTCCGTTATCTGCAAGCCACAGTTTCATCTGTGCAACCGAGTTAGGATTATCCAGGGCGGTCAGTTCCTTCATTGCTTCCGTCAGCTCTGCCCGGGAACGACCATCCATTTGGATGGCTTGCTGTACCAGCTCCATATCCAAAGCCACACCACGGTCATTGATTTCCTGGTCGATGTGGTACTCATCCCAAACGCTGTCCGGCACCGGATATTTTGCCAGCCGTTCTTGGATGGACATTTCCGTTTCCACATCACGAATGTTGTATTTCTTAAATGCCAACCACTTGTCCGGAGCGTGGGCCGGGAGGTTGCGTGTACGCTGTCCGTTGGTCTTGGTAGGTACGCAGGGCTGACAGAAATATTTGATCAGTTCCTTTCCCTCTGTCAGCTTTTGCTTTTCCAAACCAAGCACAGCACCGACACCTTCCAAAGAGAGGGGAAGTCCCATCGTAGCCGCCCACACCATTGAGCATCGCCACGAGTCCGGCTCCAGGTATGTACCGGTGGGATACTTCAAAAACCGGGAAAGGCAGATGCGTTCAAAGGAAGCGTTGAATGCCCACTTAATAACCGAGTCATCTTCCAAGGCAGCGAGAACATCGCCGGGGATCTGCTCCCCACACGCAAGGTCTACCACTTGCACCGGACCGGCATCCGCACTATAGGCAAACAGCAGGATTTCAAATTCCGGCGACTCCACATAGCGGTACACGCCGCATTTGTTTAGCGGTTGGTCACTATAGGTTTCAATATCGATAGATAGTGTTTTCATATTTGCCGACCTTCCTTACCCCTAAAGGGTGGCAGATTGCTCCGCCACCCGGGGTGATTATTTAGCTGAGGAAATCGTCCTCGTCGTCCGTGGCAAAGTCGGACTCGGCACTTGCCTTGCCACCCAAAGGCTCACCGGGACGGATCAGCTGCAGGTTGTTCAAACCGCAGGCGATGCCCTTGTTGCCGTTGGAGTTGAAGGCATACAGGTTGATGCTTGCACGGCCGTATACACCGGAGTAGACCTCGGAGCGGGTCAGCACAGGGTTGCGGTCAGCATCCACGATACCGGGCTTGTCGGGAGAGTTGGCATTGATGAAGTAGGCGTTGGCGTAGGCAGGATCATCGGGTCTTTCGATATCGCCGTCGCGCAGAGGGGTCTTGATGGCAGACAGAGGGGGAACGGTTCTGCCGTTGCCCTTCAGCTTAGCCTGACCTTCCTGGTAGGCAGCTTCAATTGCCGCCTTGATCTTAGCGACCGTCTTGGTGTCGGACTTGGGGATGATGAGGCTGACACTGTATTTGGGGGTGCCGCCGTTGATGGACTTAGGCTCCCACACATTGGCATAAGACCAACGGGTATCGGGACCGGTGATAACCTTCAGGGGGTTGCTAATTTTCGTAGTAGTAGACATATTCTTAATCCTCCATAAAATCTGTTTTTGCAGTAATCATTGCCGGCCGTTTATCGGTTTCCGGCACTAACGTAGGTTTGCCTTGCGGCTTTTCAATGTAGGGAGCAAGAAGCTCCTCAAAGCGGGATTTGCCCAGTAGCTTTTGCATAGCTGTTACACCCAGTACCTTGCGGTCGTAAGGGTCAAAGCCGGCCTCCTCAACGGCGGCAGCCACAGCTTCTTCACTGGTATATTTGCGGTTAGATCTGCCCTCGACTAACTTCCAGCCTGGCCAGTCCTTACCGCTGACAGCCTGTTGCAGAGCAAAATCCTTGACGTCGGTTGCCCAGGCGATAAGGGCATCGACCTTGGACAGAATTTCTGCGATTTCCGCATCATCCAGCAGAGCCGGCGCTTGGAAATCATACTGGGCAAGCTCCATATTGGCTTCGGCTCGTTCCCGGCATTCTGCTTTTGCTTTGCAGAACCGGCACCACTCGCCACAGTGGAATTCGCCCTTACCCTCAAAGGCAAGCTCTGCCTTCTCGTAGAGGTCCGTATCTGCCCAGCGATACAGGGCTGATTTCTCGGTTTCAGATACACTGACATTGGCTTTGCGAGGCTGGAAAATGGTCATCCGGACTTCTTCAATGTCGTAGATGTCATCGAAGATCTCCAATGCTCCCAATGCGTACAGCCGCATCTGGGGGTTGTCCTCCGCACTGACCTCCACGCCCTTGCCGTGCTTGTAGTCGCAGATATTCATCACGCCATCAGCAATGATGATGCAGTCTGCTGTACCAAAGCCGTCCGGGACCCAGCGAGAGAAGTCAACACGCTGTTCGATGAGGACCGTCGGGTCTGCACAGGTCTGCTTTGCCGTTTCCAGCACTTCCAACACATAGGCGGTGTAGGCGGCAGCACATTCTTCCATCTCCTCGTTGTACCAACCGAGATCCTCGATGGGGTTGTCCGCCGGAATGCCCAGGGCTTGCTTCAGCCGGTACTCGCAAAGGGTGTGGGCATCTGTGCCCTCTGCGGCGTAATCACTGCCCTTGTCCTCATAGGCTTCACAGAGCCGTGCGGAGGGGGTGCAGTTGAGCCAGCGTTCCGAAGAAGATGCTGACAGGACAGCGTGCTTACTTGCCATTGCCCAGCACCTCCGCTTCAGCAAGCAGTGCGGCATAGTGTTCCGGAGCTACCTGCGACAGCTTGGGGGCACCGTACTTTTGGAGCAGGGTGCGGATCTGTGCGGTGAAGCCTTGACGGGACTTGTCTGCCAACGCCGCCCTTACCATCTCGAAGGAGACCTCCGGTTTGGCAGGTGCTTCCACCGGCTCTTCCGGTGCGGTGGTACTGCTGAACATTTCAGCCAGGGTATTTGCCACATCGTTAATCGAAGCGGCCGCAGTGCGTAAATCCTTGATTGCCAGTTCCAACTCGCTTACCTTGCCCATGTACAGAGCCTCCTTCCTTAATTTGCTTTGCCTTTGCTGTTCGCCCGACCTTCTGTGCCAGACTTGCTGCCACGATGATGAACTCCAGGAGCAGATCAACCAGTTCCTCTTCCGGACTCATCTTGACGATTCTCTTCTCGTCCATAACTTTTCACCTCCATGCAAGGGGAGGTTTCGTTGTACCCCTTACACCTACCACCGGACATCAAAATGCCGTTTGACCGAAAAATTACATAAAATTTTTCAAAATATTTTTCAGACGTGCCATCAGTCTGCCTTTCCGGTATTGGTAGGTGGAGAGCGAAATGTTAAGTTCTCTTGCCGCAGCACGCTCTGCTAAATTCACCATAATGTAGTTGCAAATCGCCTGTTCGTCCGGGTTCAGCTCCGCAAGTACTCTGTGCAGTGCATCCAGCAGATCTGCATCCTCCATAAGCTCACAAGGCGAAGGACCACAATCCGGGAACTCGTCCAGCCAGGTTTCGTTTGCTTCTTCACCTTGATAGTCCAGGGACAGCCCATCTCCGGCTCTACGGAAGGGGCAGGTTTCACAATCCATATCACAGTCCAGCCGCTTGGCTTCCGGACAAACGCACCGGCCGTGACGCTGTTGCTTCTTGCGGAAGGTATCAATATCCCGGTAGTAGTTTTCAAATTCCTCCTGCGTTACCGGCACACGCTCACGGAGGGAACGGATGTAGATGTACTTCTGATTGTCATTGGCTTTCATTTATTTGGCTCCTTTCAGATTCGTTGGAATCCGTCCAGAGCCGCCAATCCACCAAAATAGAAAAAGACGGCAGGGTGAGATCCACCTCTCCCGGGGGAGAAGTAAGATCCCGCACTGCCGTCTTGCGTTCTGGCGGATATCCTGGTTTATTTACTTACGCAGCGATGGTGAAGTTCTCTATGTTGAGCGTCCCATCCGGGTTGGCTGTAATTCGGGTCATACAGTCCTTTTGGACTATCTCAATAACCCGGCGGTCTGCACTGCGGTCGCAGACACGCTTGCCGTTAAGGTTGTGGATCTGTTCCATAGCGGATGCCTCCTTTCTTTTTTTGATTGGGTCTACCAAAATAATACTAAATGTGCTAAGATATATTCAAATCTTGCAAATTCATATCGTAACCGAATTTTTATGCCGGAAAGGAATATAAATATGTCAGAATTGAATTTTGAGTTACTCCAAGAGAATATCCGGGCTTTGCTTAAGAAGCACGACCTTACGCAAAATGCCCTTGCAGAGATCGCCGGAATGACGCAGGCTAATGTGAGCAAAGCACTTAACCCCAAAGAGTCCAAGCAGTTCACCCTCGACCAACTGTTCCGGATCTCACAGCACTTTGGCGTTTCCATTGATGAGTTGGTGGGGAACAAAGCAGCCAGCGAGGTTGAAACCGGACCAAGAGCTGCTCTGGAATTCATTACAAAGTTGCTTTGCGAATCAAAGCTCCGCCACACTACCGTCAATGTTGAGGAGTGGGTGTATGACTACGAATACACCGGTAGTGGTTATCCGGAATGCCGGGGCAAACAGATGAATATTGAATATCCGGCATTTTACTTTGCTAGTTACCATCGTCAAGAGGACTACGCTAGAAGTAATGTCCCTGACGAAGATATCTACTACGAATTTATGAGTGCCGGAAACGACACCAAATTCAAATTCGTAAACGATATTCTTCGTAACTTCTTGCCTATGGTCAAGCTGTACCGCGAGACCGAAATTCCCGATGAAGCCTTCCAAATGGTGCTAAAGGGCTATCTTGAACAGCTACCGGAGAAATAAAAAAAGCCGGGGTAGAAGTAGAACACAGCTGTTGTGTTCCACTTTCTACCCCGGCTTCGTTACATTATGAACAAGCACGTTCAGGTAAGACCATATTCATTTACCACTGGTCAACACGCATTCGGCTGCCCAAGTGCAACTCCATCCGGCACTGTAAAATTCATACATGGACCGGAATACATTTGACGATTTATTTCCTCCCAAGGTTCGTAGGAAACAAGCACGCCATTTTTTACATATGCGGCGCAGAGAATGCCATTTACCTTTGCTCGGACAAATAGCAGGTTCTCTTGCTCGTGGGTTGTGTAAACCCCTTCAACTTTTTTCTTCATGCGCCGCACCTCCTTAGAACGGGAGTTGCCCATCGCCAAAGTCCTCGGTTTCTCCTTTCATAAACAGCTCAATAGCCGACATAACATCACGATCCAATTTGGGGTGATTGCAGGACTCCTTCACCGCTGAATACAGCGAAGTTAATGCTGAATAAAAGAGAGAATTCACAGGACAGGAACAGCACATTGGTTGCACCTTCCCACTTTTAACGATGTAAAGCTCATACTGATCGATTTGGAGCGCAGACCCTTTTGCTTCGGGCCAATCAGTACACATTAAGTACACCTTAGTGTTCAAAGGACCGGGCAGCTGAATCCAAAAGCAATCTCCGGATATATCATTTTGTGGATCAAAATGAGAGTAGTATTTGCTGTCGTATCTACAACCATCATAAATAGTTTGATATAGCGGATGCGTGGGGTCACCGTCCTCATCAACGCCCACCGTTGACAGTTGCTCTGGTGTCTCTTTCTTCCAATCGAGTTCATCCGCATTGGTCTGTGCCAACAGCCTATCAATGAACGAAAGGATGTATTTTTCTGTCGGTGTTGGATTTGCATAGTCGTTGTTAATGATGGCATCAACGGTCATCCCAAGTTCTTTGGCTACTGCAGCTATAAAATCGATGGTAGGGATCGTGGAGTTGTCCTCCTTATTGATGCGGGACAGATAGCCGGTACTTACACCCGCCGCCTTCTCAAGATCTCCGATTTTAATGCTGCGTTCCTTTGCCAACTGATAAATGTTGGCTATACATAAGCGTTTGTCAAACATTGAGTTCCATACCTCCTCGCTTTTGACAATATATTATCACAGTTTTACTAAATGGTCAAGTATTATTTTATTATTTGTTATTTGCGTAAAATATAAAGACAGATGTTGAAAGTTGTAGCAAGATGTATAAACCTCTTTACATTTTGCACATAAATTGGTTACTGGTACATCAATCCAGGCATTTTCACGCTGTGCCTACCGTCATCCGGCATCTTCAGGTCTCCCATCAAGATGCCGTAGGTAATTGCGTGTTTTCCAAATCTAGCTCGTAGCTCCTCCACTGCATCCTCCAAACGCTCTCGGCGGGATAGCCGTTCCGTATCTACAAAGATAGAAAGCTGATCGGGATCGTTTTGAGGAACGAGGTCTATTGCCCGGACGGTAACTGCCCGTACCTTACTACCCCAACGGTAATGCTCCTGAAATAGTCGATTTGCGGCAGCACCTATCTCAGAAGGGAGCTGGGTCTTGAAAGGCAGTTTGCATTGGAATTGTGAACCGAGCAGGTCATTGCCTCTTACCGAAACTTGCACACCACGGGCAGAAAGTTCATGAACGCGGAGCCGGTGACCCACATCTTGAGAAAGTGCTAGGATTACTTTCCAGACCTCCTCTTCACTCTCAAGGTCGGATACGCAGGTGATGCCGTGACCGACAGACTTCACCGGGGAAACGAAGTCTCGGTGCATCACCCTGGACTGATCGGTGCCATTGGCATACCGCCAAAGAGCAAGACCGTTGA